ACTATCTTGTATGGACAAGAGCTACACAAAGCTGCCGAAGAGTATGTAAAGAACGGAAAAGAGATCCCCGAAAAGTTTACGTTTATGAAGCCGTTCATTGATGTGTTCCTAACAATCGACGGCGAACAACTATGTGAACACCGGATGGGATTGACTAAGGAACTGACACCGTGCGAGTTCTTTGCCAAGGATGTATGGCTTCGTAGCGTTGCTGACCTACTGATTCTCAGCGGGGATACGGCGTATCTCATCGACTACAAGACTGGCAAGTCGCAATATGCTGACACGAAGCAACTTGAGTTGATGTCTCTGTGCGTGTTCCAGCATTTCCCGCAAATCAAACTGGTAAAGGGAGGCTTGCTGTTTGTTGTGTCTCAAGAGTTTATTGAATCTGAATACACTCCCGAAGGGCAGAAAGAGGCATGGATGAGCTGGTTTGATGAACTGATTCGGCTAGAGGGGTGCTATGAATCTGGCACCTGGAACCCCAGTCCTAACTTTACATGCAAGAAGTTTTGCCCCGTCGAGGATTGTGAGTATCATGGGAATAATGGCCGATAGGAGACCCCCATGCCTTATGTAAACAAACCGAGACCATATAAGAAAGAGTGGAAGCAACAGAAAGAACGCAACGAAAAACCGGCACGAGCCGCACGTGAGCGTGCTAGATACACGATGGATAAAAAGGGTGTAGATAGAACGGGAAAGGATATCGACCATGCCATACCGCTATCCAAAGGGGGTACCAACGCGCCCAGCAATCTTCGGCTTAAATCCCCCACAAAGAACCGTTCCTTCTCCCGCAACTCCGACCACACCGTCAAGAGAAACAAACCTAAAAAATAATGGAACTGTTCAACGACAAGGTTCTGCTGGTCAGGACCAAAACCCCCGAGAGAATTACCAACACGATTGACGGAAGCAAAGCACTATCGGAAAACGATGGTATCCATATGGTTGCCATCAACTGGAACTTAAAAGAAGCACAGCTGCTAACCAGACTAAAGTTCAAGGCTGTTCCGTCCCCTATTACGAGAGACTACAAGTGGCCCGGTGTGTATCCCCCCATGCAACACCAGAAAGAAACCGCTGCTTTTCTGACACTGCACCCGCGCTCGTTTTGCTTCAATGAACAAGGCACGGGTAAGACCGCCGCTGCTATTTGGGCCTCAGACTATTTACTGACACAAGGCGCCATCAGGCGTGTTTTGATTGTGTGTCCGCTATCCATCATGCAATCAGCGTGGCAAGCAGACCTGTTTAAGTTTGCAACACACCGCAAGGTTGGTGTTGCCCACGGGTCAAGGGAAAAAAGGCGAGAAGTTATTTCCTCGCCATACGAGTACATCATCATTAACTATGACGGGGTTGAAACTGTTGCCAAGGAGATAGCGGCTGGGGGGTTTGATCTCATCATTATTGATGAAGCTAATGCGTACAAGAATCCGCAAACACAGCGTTGGAAAGTAATGCGGGGACTGCTACAGCCCGAAACATATTTGTGGATGATGACCGGTACCCCCGCTGCTCAATCACCAACTGACGCTTACGGACTTGCAAAGCTGTGTGTGCCGGACAATGTACCAAAGTTCTTCGGTGCCTTCCGCGACCGAGTCATGGAAAACATCACAAAGTTCAAATGGATACCTAAGCACAACGCAAGCGCGGTAGTACACGCAACTCTGCAGCCTGCTATCAGGTACACAAAAGAAGAATGTCTCGACCTACCGGACATCGTGTACGTAGAACGTGAAGCGCCACTTACGGCACAGCAGAGCAAGTACTACAAGCAGATGAAAGCCAAGCTAGCTGCCGAGGCTGCAGGGGAAGAAATTAGCGCGGTCAATGCTGCGGCTAAGCTCACGAAACTTTTGCAGATTTCTGGTGGTGCGGTCTATGCGGATTCGGGCGCCGTAATTGAGTTTGATGTATCCAACAGGCTGCAGGTAGTAAAAGAAGTAATCGAGGAGGCATCACACAAGGTTCTGGTGTTTGTGCCATACCGACACACTATCGACCTACTTGATGAGTATCTCAGGGACAACGGGATCCGAACCGAGATCATATGTGGTGATGTACCTGTCGGTAAGCGGACTGACATTTTTAACCGTTTTCAGACCCAACCAGACCCTTCAGTTCTGATAATCCAGCCGCAGTCAGCAGCCCACGGGGTTACCCTCACTGCTGCAAACGTAGTTGTTTGGTACTCACCTGTAACTTCTATTGAAACGTATCTACAAGCCAACGCCCGTATTAACCGCAAGGGGCAGAAGAACTCCATGACGGTTGTGCATATTCAAGGCAGCGGGGTTGAGCGCGACCTGTACAAGATGCTGAACCACAAACTGGGAACCCACCAGAGTCTGGTTGACCTGTACAAAAATTCGTTGAACACTTGACACAGTAAAATAGTTGCTCTACGATCTGGACATCGGGCGTAGACCCGAGCCATCGTTAACCAAGAGAGGTGTCATATGTCTGAAGAGTTTTCTACCGACGATCTTGTTGCCGCATATGTGGCAATCCGGGATCAGAAACAAGATATAAAACGGCAGATGGAGCTCCAAGTTAAGGAGTTGGATGAGCAACTGGACGAAATCTCCAAAGCTCTCCTAGAAATCTGTGAAAGCAACCAAGCTGAAAGTATCCGCACTAGCAATGGTACGGTGAGCCGCACTGTCAAGACTGATTACTGGACAAGTGATTGGGACTCCATGTATCGGTTCATCAAAGAACACGAGGCTTTCAATCTGCTGCATAAGCGAATCAATCAAACATCTATGAAGCAATTTCTGGAGGAGAATCCCGATATCCATCCAGAAGGACTAAACGTAAATCGGGAATACGAAATTCGCGTGACTCGTCCGCGTAACTCTTGAGAGGTAATCCAAATGTCGAACGTCGTTCTGTTTAAGAAGTCTGCTATCCCTGAGCATCTGCGCAACATCGGTGTCAACGACCTTACCAAAGCACTTGCACCGGGAGTCAACAATAGCCCGTTGAAGCGCATCTCTATCCGTGGCCGTGTCTTCCGACTCGTGGTCAATGGCGAAGAGATGTCGAAGAACGAGAGCAACAGCATGGAAGTTGTTATCGTCAACGCTTCCAAAGATATCTCGCGGAGTTTCTATGCCGGTGCGTATGACCCGAAAGCCGAAGTTACTTCCCCCGACTGCTGGTCGGCGGATGGGGTTACTCCCGATGCAAGCGTGCTTAAGCCGCAGCACAAGAACTGCAAAGACTGCCCCAAGAACATCAAGGGCTCGGGCGCTGGTGGGTCTCGCGCTTGTCGTTTTTCTCGTCGTCTGGCTCTTGCACTTCCTGGAGATTTGGGCAGCGTCTATCAACTCGTCCTGTCTGCAACTTCCATCTTCGGGACTGGCGACCAAGAACACATGCCGTTCAATCAGTACCTGACATATGTTGTCTCGCAGGGGTTTAGCATCAATGCTCTGGTTACTGAGATGAAGTTCGATAGCAACAGCGACACGCCCAAGCTGGTGTTTAGCCCCGTCCGTTTCTTGGATGAGGACGAATATGAACAAGCCGGGCGCCTTGCAGAAACGCAAGAATGCCAGATGGCTATCTCGGCACCTAAGATTCAACCCAAAACACAAGCCCTGCCTGCTCCTGTAAAGCTGGAAGAGCCGAGCATTGAAGAAGACGAGGAAGAAGATATCCCTCCTCCCAAGGCTAAGAAGGCTGCTCCCGCTCCGGCAGCGCCGGATGTCAAGCCAGAACTCAAGGCTATCTTGAGCAAGTTCGCGGCTAGCAAGGCAAGGGACGTAGACGATGAGTGACACGGACTACCGAGGCTACAGTCAACGAGTCATTGAAGCAAACCAACTCGCTGATCCAAACAGTCTCGGTGTTCGTCTCGGTGCCTTTTGCATCTCCCGTGATATTCCAGTTGTAGATATTTCTGAGTATTTTGGCGTGTCTAAGATGACCGTCTACAACTGGTTTACGGGTAAATCAGAACCGCGAAAGACACAAGAAGAACGCATTCGAGACATATTGGATAAGGCGGGGGTACTAGAGCAAGGATAAGCAGGCATGGCTATGCGCGATTTGCTTGAGCACGTGCTTGGTACCGATGGCTGGTATTGCATCGCCGGTCTTGCTCCAGACGGAACCGACAGAAAACCAAGGCGGTTTTTCACTCAATCTCTTGATGATGTTGAGCCCCTTGCTACGCGTCTAATCAACGACGGGTACAACGCTTTCTTTTCACTAGCTAAGTTTAAAGAAGGCACGGGGCCAGATGCGAAGCGTACGTATGCGAATGCGCTGAACAACAAAGCGTTCTGGCTAGATATTGACTGTGGTATGGGTAAGCCATACGAAACCCAGCAGGATGGGTTAGTCGCATTAGCCGGCTTTTGCGAGAGCACTAAGTTAGGTACCCCTACGATAGTAGACTCAGGACGGGGACTTCATGTCTATTGGCCACTAACAGAGGTAATCCCACCTACGGAATGGAAGCCAATAGCTGAAGCCTTGTCCCGCCTGTGCGATAAACATGGGCTGCAAGCTGACGCTGTCTGTACAACGGATGCTGTACGTATTCTTCGCATTCCTGAGACGTTTAATTTTAAGACAGACCCCCCGCTTCCTGTAACTATTGTCAATTGGTCTGAGGCCGTGACATTAGAGGAATTTAAAAGTTGTTTAGGGGACATTAAGGCAATCCTTAGTCTTCAATCTTTTGTTCCTGCAGCTAGACCTAATGAGCTAACAATGTCTCTGCTTGCTAACAGGCAGGCAGTATTTATGAAGTTGGTAGAGCGTACGGTCAACGGTGACGGCTGTGGGCAGATTGAACATATTCTTGTTAATCAAGCTGACATTGAAGAACCTTTATGGAGAGCGGGGTTATCAATTGCAAAGCACTGCGTAGATGGTGCACAAGCAATTCACATCATCTCGGATCAGCACCCTGACTACTCAATCAGCAACACAGAGCGCAAGGCACACACTATTGCAGGGCCATATACCTGCAGCAAGTTTGAATCTCTTAACGCCAAGGGTTGTGAGGGGTGTAAGTTTCGTGGCCGCATAAAGTCCCCGATTGTTCTTGGCAACGAGACTTTGGTAGCGAATGACTCCACGATTGTTGAGCAAGAGTCAGACGGTTCACTGCGGAAGTACGAAATACCCACCCTGCCGTATCCATATTTTGCTGGTAAATTCAAAGGTATCTATAAGACGATACCCGAGGCAGATCCAGTACTTGTATACGAGAACTATCTATTTGTCGTTAAACGTTTGCACGACAAAGATGGTGACGGGGAGTGCATACATATGCGGTTGCACCTGCCCGTAGATGGCGTCCGTGAATTCACGATACTCGCGGCTGACATCGGTTCTAAAGAAGAGCTTCGCAAAATACTTGCACATCATGGGGTAGTTTGCGGCGGCGATCAGATGAAGCTAATCATGGCTTACATCATTGATGTTGTTAAGGATCTACAGATTCAAAGGGAAGCAGAGACCATGAGAAATCAATTCGGCTGGGCCGACGATGATACAAAAATGATTATTGGTACCAAAGAAATTAGCGCCACAGAAATTAAGTATAGCCCCCCATCATCGGCAACCAAAGCACTTGCCGCTTGGATGGAGCCCAAGGGCACATTGGAGAACTGGAAGAAGTGCGCTAACGCTTACAACATGGTTGGTTTTGAAGGACAGGCTTTCGGCTTTCTAACTGCCTTCGGTGCTCCGCTCATGAAGTTTCTGGGTATGCGAGGGGCACTTATCAACCTTATTAACAAAGAGTCTGGCACAGGCAAGTCAACTGTGTTGAAACTCTGCAATAGTGTGATTGGGCACCCAGAAGAACTTATGTCGCAGTGGAAGGACACGTATAACCACAAGATTCACCGGCTTGGCCTACTTAATAATCTTGCCTACACCTGCGACGAAGTCACAAAGATGACTGGTGACGAGTTCTCGGACTTTGCCTACAGCATCACGCAGGGGCACAACAAAGGGCGGATGCAATCGCAGACTAATGCGGAGCGCCCCAACAAAACCACATGGGCAACTATCGGTTTGTGCAGTGCTAACGCCTCGTTCTACGACAAGCTACGGGCACTAAAGGCAACGCCTGATGGCGAGATGATGCGCCTTATTGAGTACACAGTTAACCGCACTTCGAATCTAACAAAGCAGGAAGCGGACGACCTGTTTCAGTTGATGTACGAGAACTACGGCCACGCTGGTCCTATCTACCTAGAGTACATTGTAAAGAACAAGGAGTTGGTGTTAGATACTCTGAAAGCCGTGCAGAAGAAGCTTGACGCGCTGGTAGGTTTGGAAAGCCGAGAACGTTACTACTCTGCTACGGCAGCGGCCAACATCACTGGTGGATTGATTGCCAAAGAATGTGGCCTTATTGACTACGACATGATGCGAGTCTTTAACTGGACAGTTAGCATGCTGCGCGAATTGAAGAACACCATCATTGCACCGAGCGAAGACTACAGCGCAACCATCGGGGAGTTTATTAACGAGAATTGGTTCAAAGTGCTGGTCATCAATGATTTGGCTGACAATAGGACAGGGTTAGATCAAATTCCGTTGATTGAGCCAAAACAAGAACTTATTATCCGTATTGAACCGGACACCAAGAAGACATACATCTCGGCAAAACACCTCCGGGCCTACTGCACCAAACAGCAGGTACCCATGCAAGACATGCTCATCAAGTTACGTGAGGCAGGAGCCTATGAAGGAACTATGAAGAAGCGTATGTCGAAGGGAACCAAAATTCCGTCGCCACCTGTTGAGGCATTTGTCTTTAACGACAAGATTGTTGACCCCGAGCACTTTGTTGGGGCACTAACGGAAAAGGTTAATTTAGAACCAGAGATTGCAGAG